AGAATAGGAATTTCTGTAACCACACTCTGTCGCTCACCAAAAATCTCAGAGTCATCTAAGACGCTGGCAATATCAATGCTACTGGTTTTCTTCAAACGATCCATCAATGACATAATCTAATCTCCTAGAAAGTTTTCAAAGTTTCTACAATGGCGGCGAACAGAAAATCTTTCACCCGTTGTTCTACTGGTAACTCTGAGTATGCACAAAAACATGGATGCTCTTTCTTGATTGAATCTTTCACAATCCCATGCTTCCATCCATCCTGCTGCTTGAACTTCAACCAGTTATTATGTGATTGTTCTGGACTGGAATCGGGATTGTTGATATGAAATTCAACCCCATCAATCGCGGAAGCTCTGATATCCTTGGGGACCATTCTCCACGGTGCCTGAGAATAATCTCCTAGTGCATGGCAATAGGCACGGTTGTTCTCATGAGCCATTTCTGCAATTTGTTCATACGATAATAACATTTTATCCCATCCTTTCAATTATACCAGAATAAAGGTGAAGAGTCAAGAAGAAACTGTCAAGAAGTACACTCCTGCATTCAAACGTCCGTGGCAATCCTCAGTCGGACAATACCAGTCGGAACGATATCGCGCCGAGTCATTCTCAAAACGACCGAAAATCATCTCAGAAGAACGAAAATGCTTATCACAGCGATTGCAATGACAATCATGATCTCCGTTTCGGTTATCGGGCAGTGACACAACACGAAAATTCTTTTTCATTGTACGGTCCCCAATTCTCGTGAAAGGATTCATCATCGCACCACAAATGGTGGATAATGATGAGGTGCCTGTTTCATCATCGCTTCTTCTTCACGGAGTTGTGCGCGAACCTTCATGAGGCATTCACCAAGCAAATTGGTTCCCCGCCATTTACTCCGGTCAAATCGATCAGGGTTTCCCATACCTAATCCAATTCCCCATATCCGATCTGTCGGACTCGCCTCAACCAATTCGCGGTTCCCTGTGCCTCTGAGATAATCCCACAATTCTATATTCTGCCCAAATTTCAACAGGTTGGCTTGAATCACATTTGCCTCTGCCATATACGCCCACACATCAGCATCAAAGTTTTTCACTTGCCGACCCAACGCTTTTTGTTCTCGTGGGTCTTGTGAAAGCATAATTTTATGGGCAGTATCGAGGTCTTCAAAGAGCATCGCTTTCTTGAGCATCATGTATTGTTCAGCACAATTAAAGGTATGCTCATTGTGTGTGAATGGGCTTGAGTACCATTGGCTCAGTGGTCCACCATAAAAGAATACCGTATTGTGAAAGCTTGTATCTTGAATACTCATGTCGCGTGTCTCCCTTCTAAATCTCAATGCTTCATGTTGGGTCATTTGAATAATCCCTCCAAACTCGATTTGGCTTCTGAATTCCATCCAATCGCAGGACCTTTGAGGCCGCCTGCACCACTTCCCCCGCCTCTTCCATCAACTGAATCAACAACATCTCTTGACGATCTATCATGAAAAGAAATCCTCCAAGTTGTATTGCACTTCTGCATGCCATCCAATCGCATCCAATACGATATTTAGGGGTTCAGCAAAGGTTTTTTGAAATTGCAGGTCCCAATCAATTGCCTTCTCCAATTCAAACTGCGGAGGAATGCGGCGGATGAACGACAACACCGTTTCATCAAACATGTTTCCAGGCTTGAGGTTGACGAACTTGACCTTCTCCCCATTTTGAATAATTTCATACTGATCGGCTAGTTTGAGTTTCCGCAGCCAATGATTGTAAACCAACGCACCCTTCACATGGATGGGTGTCCCACCGAGATAAATCTCTGTGTCCACGGTTGCCCCAGGTTCTCCAAACATGGTGGTGTGGACCGTGCGAACCCCCGTCTTGTTGCGATACTTCTCCAACCCATTACACCCGCGAGGGAACGCGATATCCCCAATCGGCAAGGTCTTGAATTCCTCTTTGAACTTAGCCACAAACTCCACCAACTGAGGTTCGGTGCCAGTGAGAATGATTTTCAGCGCCGCTTTGATCTTGTCTCGCACCAGACTGGGGGTAGAGGACTTAATGGCTTCAAGCCCATGAATCAACATCTCTGGTTCCTTGTAGCGCACCCCTTCAGAATCCAACACGTTCAACACGTAGCGTTTCTTTGCAGTCCAAATACCCCTATCGGCTATGGCTTCCCGCTTCATGTCCAACTCTTGTGAAAACGCATGCGTGTAATTTGCCAAATCCTGTGCGGTGGCTTCCAACACCCCTTTGAGTTTGGTTTTGTAGACCGAATCCAAGAAGTTGACAATCTTTGTGGTGTCTGATTGGTCTTTGAATACGCGACACACCAACGGGTCCAGGTTCAGATAGACCGAATCAGTATCGCTGGCAATCACATAATCAACACGAATCGTTTTCAACAAATCATTGAGGTATGCGTTCAAACGGTTGCCCACCCACTTGATACTCAATTGCCCTGCTAGGGTGACCCCTTCAGCAATGCGAATATCAAAGAAGCGGAAATACTCAGACCCACAGGCGCCGTATGCAGAGTTCAATCCAACCTTCTTGGCTAACTGTAAATTCTCATAGCGTGAAATCAAGGCTTCCAACTCTAATTTGCGTATGGGATCGGAACATGCCTCCTTCGCTCGTTTCGCGTCCATCTGCTTGTTTTTGTAAACCACACGCTGGTCAAACATCTCTTTCAAAATTTCAGGTAAGAACCCAACTTTGCGTGTATCAAAAAACTGCCCATTCGGGGTCATAGTGCAATCAACGAGTCCACTCAGATCAATCTTTTTGTGGAGCATCTTCTCAACCGTCACCCCTTGTGCAATAACATCCTTCATCGCTTGCGTGTAATGCTCAGGCTCAATCAATGTCTCAGGCGACATGTTATACTGCATCATCGTTTTAGGATACAGGCTGGTTGCGTCAAGACCGACGATGTGTTTGAACATGCCAATCAATGGGGCTTTCACATACGCACCCTCATAGGCATGGTCTTTTTTGTTGCCCTTCTTTGGAGGCAGCACGATATTCTTCGCTCTCAAGAAGTTGTAACAAATACAGTCCCACATACGCACTTGCGAGAATCCATCTTCATAATTGGTTTTGTAGTTATACGCCAACAGCAACGCCATATCAATCAAGCGACCCTTGGCATTCAAGCGTTCGACCAACTGCACGTCATGGACGTTGTATTCAATGAATTTTTGGTGATTGGTCTTGTAGAGGATATGCAGCGTTTCATATTCGGCATAATCAAGTTTGCGTTCTTTCAATTCCACAAACGCAATGTGGTCAAGTTTGTAGGATTCTTGGTTTGCATTCTTGGCATACTTGCGGAAGAGTTGCAGATAGTCAAGGGTGGCGCACCCAAGCAATTGATAGATGGTGACAGGCTTGTTGTAGTATTCTTCTTCTCGTCGCGTGATCTTACCCCACGGACTCAACCATCGGGCAGTGGCTTCTCCTAGGTGTGGGAGCGCACACATACGATTGATGAGGTAGGGAATATCAAAGGTCTTGACATTCCATCCTGTAACAATATCAGGCGACTTCTCTTTCCATAGAGATATGAAACTCCCCAGTAACTCTTCTTCAGACCCGCACCAAAGATAATCAATGTCGTTGCGATGGGGTGTATATTTTCCGCACCCCAACACATAGTAGGTGGGGTCGGTAGAAAATTTGACGGTGATTGCGGTGACTGGTTTATCTGCGAGGTTGACATCAGGCATTCCCCCATCGGAGCCGACTTCAATATCAATGAAGGCAGTAACGATGTGTTCAGAGGACCATTCAATTTCCTTCTCAGGGTGTTGGTCAGCAATGAAGGCATACTCAAACCTGCTGTTGCCGTAGATGGTGAAACTCTGCACGTCCTCGTAGTTCTTACAGAAGTGTCGCGCCTCACTAATGTCATCAAAGTGCATAGCTTCAACAGGATTGCCTTGCAGGTCTTTGAAGTCAACAGGAAGGTTAGGAATCTTGGCAGGAATATAGAGGGTCGGAGAGTATCCCTGTTTTCGGTGAACCCTCCGACCATTCTCTATACCACGGTAGTAGATTGTATTGCCTTGACAGGATACGTTAGTGTAGAACTTCATTAAATCTTACCCCTCTGTGGCGTGAAATAATTTCCTGTCCTGAAGAATATCAGACTCCTCAGAACAGGAACATTATAGCATATCCACAGGGGAATGTCAAGTTAAACTGAGAGGGGGCTAATTCCGCCGGGAAGCACTAAACCAGAGCCGAATGTTTGATTGTAGCCGTTCACCAGTTCAACCGCCGGCGTCACGACAGTCAGGATATCAGAGACCATGAATGATACACCGGTTTTCCATTCCTCAGCATATTGCAAGAATGGCGCAAATCCCAAGCTCGCTTGTCCCTTCTTGGATGGGTCCTCACTTGCGGAAAACACCAATTGCACCGGTTTCGTCACGATCACCACATTACCAGTGGTATCCTTGTTCACCACGTCACCGATAACCTGCAACCCATTATTGAACATCAAAATCTTGACTGCCATAATAAAACCTCCTTGATAAAATGAACTATTGACCGCCGTTCACAAAGGGCGTGAAATTTGGCTTCTGCCAATTTTCGGGTTTGAGAATCTTTCCATCATCCCGGCGTTTGAGTTTCCCCGTCACTCCGTCAACCTGGAGTTTGGACATATTGGAACGGAACAATTCGTCCCATGCCCCAGTGACATCCCACCCGCGAGAGTTACAATATCCTAATGTCACCCAAATCAAGTCCATCGCTTCCTGCAACTTATGTGCGGCATCTGTGGCTTCCATAAATTCCTTATACTCTTCTTCCACGAACGTATGATACAGGGCTTGAATTTCGGGAGTAGTCAACTCCACCCCTGCTCCATCCACATGCCCCACTCGCTCTTGAAACTCTCTCACGTCCTCTGCGGCATCATCCATAATCAATCTCCTTAGTATGTTATATTCACTTCGTTGGAATTCTGACTCTCGTTGTCAGCCGTGTCATATGCGGTGACAATATAGTAGTATGTAGTCATCTCAATTCCTGTCGTGTCGTGGAAGGTGGGTTGAGTCACTGAAGCCAGGAAAAACACCTTCCGTGTTTCATCATTGGGAATCACTGCGGTCACAGAACGATAGACACGATATCCAGCCAAATCACTCTCTTTGTTATTCTCCCAGGTCAGCGTCCCACTGCAACAGACCATTGGGATAGGAGTCGGGGTCGGTGGTGGGGGGGATGAAGAGTCATCCGCACACGCGACCAACAAGGCAAACAACCCACAGACTAATATCTTCTTCATGCGAGAATTCCCACTTTGTAAAGAGTCGTTCCACCTTCACGCACTGCGGTATATGATTCTTTCCTCTGCTTGCCGATCACATACTGGGCATGCACCCATCCTGAATTTGGCTGACCAGGGGTGTAGAATTCAAGGATGATCTTGTCCCAGACTGGCAAGTTCGCTACGCACCAGAGCGCGAGATCGACGTTGGAGACTCCTTCTACTTCAAAGTCAACCGCTTCTCCTGTGCAATGCTTGGAGAGTTTGTCAATGGTGGAGGTCATAGGGTTCACGGACATGTTCAAACTCAGACTTCGGTAGCCTGAATTGACACGCACCGGACCCCACACTTTCCGCACAGGTTCAAGGATATTATCGCATACTAATATGAGATTGTCAAGATATTTCTGCGGGGGATCGTTATTGATTCCCAAACGCAACGCGGTATCGGAGCGGGTCATCTCTTTGAGACTGAAGTGTGGGGATAATTGGCTCATACTAATCTCCTTGTTAGGTCCACATACTGCGACGAATTCTGATGATACTGAGTAACATGTCCTGATCTTCCGTATCATACTTAGCCTGCAATTCTTCACCGACAGCAAAGAGCCTATCCTCCTCTGGTGTATGGGGTGCTCGCCAACTCTTCCCTTCGCGCATCAAGTGCCAATAGAAATGCGCCTCTTCTCTGCGGGGTCGCGTATGCTTCCAGAACTTATAGAGGGCAAACATATCTTTACAAAACTCCGCTTGGGAAGGATGATCCGTTAATCGCATGCCCCAACGAAGGTGATACAGTCCTCGGCGAGCATTGCGGGGGGCTTTGACAAACCAATGGATAAACGGGAGGCTCCCACAATCACGCACGAATTTCTGCCAGCGGGTTTCAAATCCATCACCAAGATTGCCTGAGAGTTCAATTTCAACGTAGTCC